CGACCTATTTAATTCTTTATGAACTTCAAACCATTAAATTCACAAAGTAATTTACACACAAAAACATCGATGGTCGCCCTCCCCGCCATTGATGTTCACCAAAAAACAATAGCCGTCACACCCTCCGCCGTGGGTGTCGAATTCGGCTTCGGGGAGGATGACGGCGGATGTTGGGTGGATGCATCTGAAGCGCACGCAAAATGCCCTGCGATGGCCGCAATTATTGAAAAGAGACCCATAGAGAAGATGCGCGGTCGCTTTCCGGGAAAAATTCTTGGAGTCGCTGATTGTTATCTCTCACCTGCACAGCGGGCCTTAAGTGCCAAAATACACTTGGAATTGAATCCTGGGTCGGCGGGCATAGTACGCCAAGATGCACCTGGAATGAAATCCTGGGAACGACTCTACGGCACGAGTATGAGCACCATGTCGCGGAGGAGACTGCCATGCAACGCACCTCGGCCTTTCCAAGCAAAAAGTGCTGCTCAAGTGATCACCACGTTCTATCAGTATGAGATCGTCAAGCAAAGAACGACCATTCACAAACTGTATGACTCCGGCTACTTTAAGGATCATCAGACCTTGGGATGGAAGCTAGTCGATGCAGATGGGAAAAAAGCCCGTTATCACTTCTCTGCTTCCTTTGGAATGCGTTCCGTACACGAGTTGTATGCTACTTTCGTTCTTCAAAACGATCGTAAAAGTCATTATGTCCAAGGAAATGATATGTACTATTCAGAAGTGTCCACAGACGAGTGGGAGACTAGTGAAATGGCAAAGAGAAGGTTATTCAAGCGCGATTGTGATTTCTACAGTGAAGAATTTAAGATGTTCGAGTATGGTGCATATACACACTCTCTAGTCATTAGAGCTGGTAGCACATTAAGCAATTGCGTCTTCGGTGTAGGGGCTCGCTATTTCCAAGAAAACGATTTCTTTTCAAAAATGGAAGATATGGTGGATAGTGAAAGTGGAAAGCAATTAGTTGACGCGATCGGTGACCATGACAATAGAATAATCAACAACACGTTTGCAAGGATCGACATGTTGTTCGTTCGAACTTGTAAGCCTCCACAAAATCTAACCGGCATGGTCAACGGCGTCATGGATAGAGTTATTTTCTCTGACAATCTGAAGGATGTAACCTACCCGGGAGAAATGTTCGTCAAAGACATGTGCAACATGTACGCTTATGTCAATGTCGATCCTCTCAAAACAAAATATGATGAAGCAGTTATGCGGACAATGGTAAATCAACCATGGTTTAATCTTAATGATCAAACAGGTGATCACAAGTATGGGATATACCACAACCCTGCCCTGGCGGCGTACTTGTTGCATGAGCTAACTTTCGCAATTCTACCCGTATTAAACCATGACCAGTCTGGCACCATGCATGACGAGTTGGGGTTCTTTAAAAAAATTGAAGGCGGAGCGGTTTGGGCTTTCCAAGAGCAAAGTGAAGTTCAAATCATCACCGACAATTATGAATTTGCTTGTGGAAGGAATTACATGGATTATCTGGACGGTGGTTTGACAGTTGTTGGCAGGAAACGGTTGCACAACATGCAAATAATCGCTGTCACACCTCTGAAGTACACTCTCACTAAAGCCCTGGAAGTGGAGGACATGACATTCGAAATTCCTGTTATTAAGCCCTCTATAATGAGTGAGTTAGGGTTGCCTAATCTCACTACTGAAAGCGTGAAACTCAACAAACAATTACTGAACAGACTTCTCAACAATAACTTGACCGGAAAAGTCGGAAAAGATGCTATGACCATGTATGGAATGGCACTGTCATGGTACTCTTACAACAAAAAAGGAGTGGAGTTAGCGAACACTACTGTTGATCCAATGACCGTAAAAACTCACGTGTATGTAGCTAGAGTGTTGCTATACAGAAGAAAAATTTCAGAGATGATTGAAGAATTAACTTTTGGCAATGGACTAACGAAAGTGGCTATAAGTTTGTTAAGTGCTATGTTCACTGTCGCTTGCGACGCTCGCGATTTACAGGATGTAGATATCGAGAGTCTGCGAGTGATATTCGACATTATCAAGCAGCCCACGTTCAAGACATCAGCTGGTGCTATTTTAGAGAATTGGGCGTCCATAGACGTGTGGTCCGCCACCACCAACATTGAGGTGATCAACAGTGGTCAACTGAGGGTTTGTTTCCATCATGTCTGCTGTTCTGCCGAGCTAACACCTCATCTTTGCTCCTGCTGCGGCAGCTACACAGCGACACACGTTGACGGCACTTGTGAATGCTGTAAAGGCAATGCCATTAAATGCTACCATGCATGCGATGAAGGCAACCATAACAATGACGGCATCCCTTGTACATGCTGCGGTAAACCAACAAACCTTGGAGTGTGCGAATGTTGTACTATTAGACCAAAGATCAAATTATTGCTCCATGATGAGTCAGAAGAAACCGCGGGGAAAGTTATACGAGAACATAAAGCCAAATACAGAACGAAACATGACAACAAAAAGGGGCGTCCAATCGCTAACGACGACAATGACATCGGAGAGATTGGCCAACCCCGTGATCAATCTACTTTGAAACCATTGACGGCACTTGAATCGGCATCACAACGTAGAGCATCGCCTCATTTTATTCCACCAGATTTAACGATCGTTGAACTGGATAGGTTCTTGGGAACGAACGAAGTTGCGATATTGACTGGCCAAATTCAAGGAGATGAATTGCGTGCACTACCAAAAGAACCATTTTCAAATATACCATTCATTATCAAACGCCATCCAATTGAAACGCTCAATAACTTCGTCGTAAGTGATGTGATTGACATAACCACCACGGACTGTGGGGTAGACTGTTTAAAGCACTACATCGGGCTGGATTTCAGTTCATTGCAATTGAAAACCACCACCAGGAAAACCAAAGGTTTATCTGAGATTGACCTGATTAACATGCTAAGTACTTATAACATTAATAGCGCTTTGATTACGTTGGCAGGTGTGAAACTTACCAGAGTGAATGATGATCCATCTTTCGCAGTGATTGTTCACGTTTCTGTCTTGAACAAAGATGCTATCAATCATTGGCAAGTAGCAAAACTACAAAGGGTGAAGTACCAAGACAATGCAATGTGGGCTTCAGCTAACCACGATGTAAACCAACACAACGAGGCGTCTCTCAGTTTAGCGAAAGTCAAGTACGAGGCTTTAAGCAATAGGGCAAAACTATACATTAGTCATTTTTTGAACGTCAATAGTGATTTGCGAGTTTCTTTCCCGCTTGAATTACCTGCAGTAATACAGCTCCGCAATAAATATTGGTTATCAAACAATGCTTTACATGAACATGAACCTTCTAGAGGACACTTCCACATCCTACTATCAGATTGGGCAGTTGAACCACTAAGCCTCGCATTTTCGTTCAAGGAAGGAACGCACACATCCGTTCCGGAAAAACTAAATACTATTTGGGACATTTCCGAGAGAAATGCTTTTGACCTTCCTTATCACTTTAGGAATGCAGTCAGAGATATATGCTTGAGTATAGTCAAAATGTTACAAGAACCGCTGGTGTATTGCGCTCGCTATCGACGAACGATACATGTTGCCGCGAAAGTCAAAACAATCGACTTCTCTGACACTAAGTTGAAGAACGGTGATTTGATTTTCATTAAAGATGGTAATAACTGGGCACCGAGAATGTGCAAATTGCAGGGTGGATCGTTGGTGGTTGATTTCCCAACTGCCACGGGTTATAACCTTGTGAACATTCTAATACCCAAATCTTCGTTTGCCTCCAAGTTAATGAGAATTTGTGCCATCTTAAGTTGTAGCACCGACAGTAAACAACTGGAGACTTTAGTCAAGAACAGTAAAGTGACAGTTGGACCTGGTGGGAGTGGCAAAAGCACAATGATTGGCGCTTTTGTAAAGACTTGCGATGATAAGCAACGAATATCTATCACAGCTTGCACAACTGGGGGCGTTAAGTCGCTCAACTCTAAATTACCACCCGCGACGACTGCGGTGAGCTTTGAAAAACGTAGTATGGATGCAACTAAACATACAATAGTAATTGTGGATGAAGCGTCATTGTTACGACCATGGGAGCTTGCTCTCGTGTGTGATTCAACAACCACTCAATTGCAACTTTACGGTGACACTACGCAAATTGCCGTGATCGACTTCTACATTTCAGGAGGTCGACGACTAAACACCTCTGCAATGACGCTGGGTTTGATGAAGAGTGGCGACATAACTGAACTGACAAAGACCTATCGCGTTGGCGAACCATTAGCATCTGAACTGAAGAAACACCCAGCTTTCAGAAACTTAGAGACAGCAGCGGATCACGTAACAGAATTCTCTGTCCACAATTTAAACGCATGGCAGCCTGAAGAAATAATGAGGTTAATATCTGGTTGCACTGTCGTATTACCATTTTATAATGATCATGTGAAATTAGTGCGGTCTAGCTATCTAGGTGTGGCTACCAAACACATAGGCACAGTCCACTCTTACCAAGGTCTAGAGACTGGTGCAGTAGCTGTAATTCAGGCAAATATGGGTGACGCGGACGTGCACTTGCAACTGGGACAAACGGTGTCTGCAGTTATGCGTGCCACACGTAAACTAGTGTGGATTAGTATAAATTGTTTCGACACAATGACTCCTTTACACGAGCGACTCGGAACGCGCATTGGCTCGAAAGTAATAATGTATCAAAGTATTGCAAATCAGGAAGTGGCTAATGAAATTTACGGCAACTATATGTCGAGGACGAATGCCCGTAGTAAAGAATTGGATGAAACCAATCAATGTCACACTAATACCACGGGTGACAAGCAGACTAACTTGAAGCTGCACAAATTAAAATTTGACACGTTTAATTTCGTTCAATTCAGCGATTTAGTTAGGACGCATACAAGGATTGTAAAAATTACAATGAGCAAACCCGACAAGAACACGCTCGTTTTGGAATTTAAAGCTCTGGGGAAAACAAATAATATAACCTTCCAACGAGATGGCACCTATACCACCGATTTACCGGCACAATATCGAGGGCACGTCTTGGATGCAGTTGCCCTGTGCAACGACGGAGATGGTACATGTGATGAAGTGTTATTTTTGAATAAAGACTGTATATACCGAGTGAGACTACTTAGTTATATAACTAAAGTAAGGGCCGCAAGTAATAAAAAGACCACGTTGAAAGGCGATTTAGAAGGCTTTGAATTGGAAATTATTGGTAACCATTGTGCAGCATGTTGCCCTTTAACTTTCAAACACAAAAATTCAACGACGACCATTACAAAAGATTACCTCACAGATGGGGCTAGATCAATATTGGGCGCCCATAAAGAGCACATCAAACAAGTTCTCGAGAGTAAAAGCGTATGGAACATCTGGGACGCACATTTCGATGAACCGAGCCTAGGACAAGTGATCCTCACTGAGCGCATATCAACCGCCATTACAGATGTTTCTCACCACAAAGTGAGTTACGGCCATTTAATGTGGTACCAAAAGTACGACAACTTGAATCTGCAACTGGAAATTAAAAATCAATTCGGTATGATCATTGACGTTACGAATTATGACAATATGTCGTGGTACCCAATTATGAACAAACAAATACACCGCCAAGTTTCCAGGATCGTAGATGGTAAACGGATTTATGAAAGCGACTTTATGCGCAAATACAAATTTAATGATTTGATACTGCAATCTCTATGTGATATGCACGAGCACTACAAGACAAAGAAAATCCCACAACTCATTTCACATGTGTACACCAAATATGTCGGGGCCGACGACCGACTACCCGGAATGGTACAGAGTATGGATTGGCACAGCAAAAATGAAACCCCAGCCTATTACAATCTGGTCGAGCGGTTGGGCGTAATGAGGATAAAAGCATTAAAGTATCAACCCAAACAAGTGTATGTACCCGCAGAAGTGCATAATTGCATACGAACCATGTTTGGGGACAAATCGTTCAGTTCAAACAACCGCAACACCTTGGCGGACCCCGCCGTTGCGGCCGCTGATTGTTATGTCACCGATTTAACCACCGCCACACATAAGAATGACATTGTTAACTGCAAGTTGCATACCACTTACGCTACATATGCCGCAGGGTTGAAGGCGAAGGTATCGGCTTGGCAGCACGATGACTCAACTAAGGTGTCCTTCCAGCTTGAAGACAGCATCTATAATCAGATGCTGGAGTTGCACATGGCGCACCTAACATTTGACACGCCCGAGTATAATGAGTTAAAGAATGAACTATCTACTCGCTCAATATGGCATGGGGAGCACACGGATGCAAATGTCCTCGTATCAGGACCAAGTATAGCGACAGTGGGCAGATCGCAATGGTCATCATTGATACTAAGATACGACGTAATTTACTTTTGGATGCCGATTTCAAGATTCAAGACCCATGGAAAGATTTTCTACAGGATGCGCAACGGTAATTCGGTCTTTGCATGTGACGAAGACGTTCATCAGTGCATTGAGCACGGAAGTGACCTCGCTTTCGATGGCATTGATGGTCAGATGACAACCAAAATTCACAGCATACGACAGTTGTCTGAGATAGTCATTTATAAAATCGACAAGCGCCAAAATAATACGCACTGGCTCAAACCCATAAACTACACTTCAGTAGATATGAACATAGAAGTGCCAACAATTTTAATCGATCCAGAAATAGCGATAAAAGAACGTCAACTAATCAAGTCGGATGTGTTAAAAATAAATAGCCACGTTCTGGCAAATCTAAGAAGACGACTGCTAAGGCCGGGCACTACTTACCAAGATCTGCTGGTGCAAGCACGCACTTTAATAAATACCGTGCAGTTTTCAACCCACAAGGCAAGTTCAAAGTATGATTGCACAGTCGCTGATGTACTGCGAACTGCAAAACTAGCGTGGTTGATACATGCAAATGAGAACAGCAAATTACAGTTGCTGAACGACGAGGATTCGTTACTCGGAAACATAAAGATTGCGGGGTTGACTGCAATAATCAAACTTTTGCGTCCGTATGTTCCTCAAATAACCACCGATGAAATAAAATCTTTGTTCAATGAACATGTACCAATCGAACCATTCAAAGTCATGTTTTCTAAGTTTGTGGACAATCTGCAAATACTATCGCCGTTGACCTTGAACAACGACCGCCAACTAATCACGCGGCCCGGGTTTGGAGTCCGCTTCGGTTTGAACAGTCACACCTGGCCCGTAGGATTCATGACTGTCAAATCTCTGTCTACAAAATTATACCGGTTTGGAGATTGCAACAGTTGCATGCAAAGACACATGACAATCTTTTTGGGGAACGTAAAGGTGAGTAGTGTAACGACGGCTGAGATACCTAGCGATGGCACTATCATTAAACATCGCTTATGCACGCATCATGCGCTCAATCCCACGATTACTGTAGGAACCAATTTGAAGGGGGAGAGCAACATACAAATAATCCCATTTGGTTATGCTGAACACATTAACACCAACAACTGTTTTTACATCCCGGGAGGGTTCACAACTAATTACCACGAATCTCAAGTTGTTGAATATCCGAGAGATTTCCTCAAAAGAACGTATAGTGTTAGTGACAGCTTTTCGTACTGCCATTTCAAATGCGCCATCACAGACATTCGATTTGCTGGAATTTTGGACAATTGTCGCGATTGCGAAATCCATTTACCAGAAAGTCTGGATGATAACGTGATGCTCAGGTGCCCAGTGGGTTCAGGTAATAGATTCTACAGAGTGGAGGAAGACCGCACGTATTGTCTGAACTTTGACACTCCAGCAAATTTCTCAAACCAAAACGACCAGGTACTGAACAAATTTTTGTACGTAAAAGGATGGAGATCTCTGCCTAAGGTGAAAGAAACCAAGCAATTGTTGCACATGTGTCCAAGCGCAGAACCTGCACGTGCAATTAAACAAACTTTAACGGGCGACTGGTTAAAGATATTGACCGAGAAACTCGAAGATACTGCCACGATCGATCAAATAGCATTTTCGCCCTCAGAGGTGACCTTGGACAACAGTATGCTAGAACATTTGGAAAGTGGTGCATTCTATCTAGAAGACTCAAGAGAGCACAGTTGTGGATTTAGTGACGGACATTACAATTACTGGCCGTGGTTGCATTGCATACCCAACACATTGTTCGATCAACCGTTCCTAGAGACTAAGAATGGCGTGTTGATCGTCAAAGCCACAAACGACAGAATTGCAACGGATCGGACTATTGATTACACTCTTAGTCCTCGAGACGCGTGTGAGATCAGCGTAGAGACTGATTATTTAGAAGAAATTGACGTTCTAGCCAAACAAACTTACGTGCACAATCGTGACAAACGTGAAAACGTAGCTAGCAGCCCTGTCAATATGACGACAGTTTACAGAGACGAACCATCGATTTACAGTTACAGTTATTGCTGTGCAGATCCAAGTTGTGACTGGGTAATCGATAGACTAGTTAGCCCTTTAATAGCGTTCAAATGTGAACATCGTGGACACAACAAAGTGATAGAAGTGGTCACACCTGAACACTTGAACCCTCTGAGGAGAATGACAGCCGGTAAAAGTAGGGATGAGCTGAATCAGATGGCCGCAGAGATCGTTGACGCGAGTGGCGTGCAAACAGGCAAGACTGTCGTGGCTGTAGTAGAGCACGATCGCCAATCGCAAGGTGAAACAACCGACCAACTCGTGCAAGCCGTTAGTGAGCACACACAGCGCGCGCCGTCACTAACAATCGACGGCTCACCTGCTGAGCACCAAAGTAGCTCTCCGAGTGTATCGAGAACAGAGTCGTTTGCTACTGCGGCTACCACAATTGCAACACTCGAATCAGACCCTAAGGAGAGCGATCCCATGAGAGACGCTGTGTTGGGCCATCTGCAAGCAAATGCCACGGACGATGTTGAGGACCTGCCAGATTACTCTGCAACAGACAACGTTCTGTTCAAGTTATACGCCAGGTCTACACCCTCCAATCCTAGTGTATCAATTTCGAGAGCACTAATGGAGGAGCTCGCCAAATTTACACTAGCACCGAAGCCGATATTTTCGAATCCTCTCACCCCGGGTAGGATGAAAACGGGTCGTGATTGGTTAGCCGTGAACAATGTGCATTTCGTAGCGCAACAGTATCTCATACCACCGGCGATAAGTGGCGCTCAAATAGAATTTCTAACGAGGATGTTAGACAGCATCCAAACTCTGAAGCCCTTGCCTGATGACATCTGGCACGTTTACAGTTTGTGTCCGGGCAAAGCTATGCGCTCAAAGGCTGTGGGATCTGGTCGACATTTGCACATTGGACTAAGAGTGCCTGAAATCGACTCTCTGGGCTTTGAAACACTGGAACTTGACATTGATCCTGGTAGGTTTGGAGCCGTATGCAGACCTCTGTTCGCCTTTCTATTACCTCACTTTAAAAGAGTATATATACATAGCGGAAGACCTAGTTTGCACGTCTTATTCGTTGAGTCTTTAACAGATTTAACCCCCAAGAACAGAGAAAATGTTGTGTTTTTACCTTGGCGTGGATTTGGACCATTCCTAGATGGAATGTCATTTGGCAGGAAACCGAGCCCTAAAAATGTAGCGACCTATATTGCCACTAATCTAAGTTACCACCCCATTTATGGTATTGATGAAACAAACGCTTCTTTATTCGAAATTGACACAGTTTGGCAGGACCCAGGCAATGTACTGATGTATTCAAATATATCCGCTAGCACGAACTATAAGAGTTTGACACAAAACATGAGTTTCCACACTATCCCCTCTGAACGTTACTCAGGTATGATGACCGTTACTAGAGTACGTGAATCGTTGATAAACCACACAAAACACCTAAACCTAGTCAATTATCTGGATCCTGCAACTATTGTAGGGGACACGAGAGCTCATGATCTGGGAGTTAAAGCTAGTCACATAAGCGGTGGAAACGTTGACAGATGGCAACAGATCAACCCAAACACTGGGTTGCGCACTTTACGTCGAGGAGCGCTGGTAAAAGAATCTTCTCACCCTAACAGTCATCAGTTAAATATCGTCATAAGTGACTTAGTGGAACACGGTAGTCATCTTTATGATCCAGAGGGACCAACTAAATGCGTACTAAACGTTTTGAAATTCTGCTTAACTAGAGCGAAATTCAACCAGGCACAACAGGATCTCATACTCTCTTCAATTAGACTGAGCGACTTTTCGACCGATGACGAACTGATAGGAGCGTTCTTGCATTGTGACCTAAACGTGAGAGTTACCTACTCACAGTATGCGAGGACTTACACGATGCACGACGGTCTAATACATGATCTGAGGTTGACAACAACTATTATGGGGGTGAGCCACGTGATTGTCACAACAGAGCCAGTGCTACAAAACGCCCGGGCTGTAAAAAATCTACGTGCTGCCGCGCCACCCGAGGTATTGAAGATTCTAGACCTGCAATTTAAACCTGAAGAGTTTGATGCACTCTTAGAAAACTTAAACGGTCGCTTAAACTCTACCTTGAGTGACGACTTATTGGCGATGAAAAAACTTGCTCATACAAGATTTAACGGCAGAGTTGACTTAATGATGTCTCGCGGGCCAGGTATAATTTGCAATGGATTTGCCAATGTGTCAGATCGTTACGTAACCTTCATTGGCCTCCGAGAAGGTCGCATGTATTTAACTTTGAATGACAAAAATGAACTGGAAATTAATGTTGGAGCAAGCATCGGAGACACCACCGTAATCAAAGCAACGTCTTTATACGTCAGATACGCCATTGACACATTCACAAAGTTGCGGATCCCAAGCGAACACAAGAAGATTGTTGAAACAACTGAAAATGTGGGTTTCTTAACCACGAGTTGCAAATGGCAAGCTAGATTGAAAGATAAGAGTTATTCAGCAACACCAATAAACCCTCACGCTCAAATATTAATCATTAATAATTTTGACAACAGGAACCACCACACAATAAAAATGAGGGATGTGGTCAGAGGAAAAATTCTAACCCAGGAGATCATATGGGTAACTCCCCAAGAACAAAAGGTGATGGACATGTTCAATTACTGCGGTTTCGTACGTCTAGTCATAATCGGCGGTCAACCCCACCTTTCAGCCATTACGTTAGGATACACCGGACGCAAATTAGCGGACGAATTGAATGAATTGCCCTACGATTTGCAATTGTGGGAATCTATACTCAAGTCGAGTGAAAAAGTGAAATGGTTGGAGTTGGACAACAATTTGGTGCCACAAAAAGATGTACTATCCTATGAGCTGCAGCAGATGGAAGTGTTCACTAGCGTACCGGCACTGAATCGAGTGTACGTTAAGAAGGGCGAACAATGGGTGAATATCCTCAAACAATGGGTTCCGTTATGGAGACCTAATCTGAAAGAAAGCCAACTGTATGAGTTAACATTTAAGGACTGCTCCATACATTCCCTATTGGAGACGGTCGCAGACAATGAACTCAAGTTCGACAATCTCGAATCATGGAACACATACACGCTATCAGCTATTGGGTACGGTAAAGTTGAAATGCCGATTTATGTTCATGACTTGAGCCAGCAAATGGTAGGTGAAAAAGATCTGAATAAGTTCGCAGAAAAAGAAGAAAATAGGAAAAAATTCGACGCCTCTATAGACCATGAGAAGAAACAAGCAATTGAAGGCATAACGTTAATCAATGAGTTAATCTTCTCCGAAATACAAGGTCCAATTATAGAGACGCAAAACGCGGCAGGTGACAATTTGCTGTTAGTTGGTGACGGAGCCCTAACTTCTTGTATAAACGGTGACATAATAGAAGAGATCGTGCCCCCAAGTGTAATGAACTACTGGAATGATGAAACAGCCATGATCGGTGGCAGTGTGTCATTGCCACGCATGAACATCAATTTACGACATAACGAAAACTATGGAATAATTAAAGAAGTGAAGAAAACAAACATGGTGGAATACCCCACACACAGTCAGCCATCGTACACAAAGCGCGCTACTGCTGGTTTGCAAGCTGTTAGTGATCTGTTTGGTACTAAGCTTACTTTGAGGGAAGTTGAGCACGACCCTAAAGTGGATGGAAAATTATTTGTCCAAACCTATTTTAAAGAAGGCAGCTTGAGAAACCTCGAGGTTAGCAAACTAAATGTGGAAGAATGCCTTAAGTGGTTACGAGAGAGACCGGATGGTTTAAAGATCACCGCCGAGGTCGATGAGATCTTGAGTGAAGGAATGGACGTGCATGGGTTAGATAAGGTGAACGTTCACATGAAGATGGAGTCCCGTCTAAAAGATTTTTTGACAACTGACCAAGATGAAAACGGCATGCCGTTAACGATCGAAGAGCAGAGAGTAAGATTGATCGTATGGCAAAGAAAGGGTGTCACTGCCATCTTCGCGCACATGTTTGGTGAAATCAAAGATAAGTTCAAGAGATGTTTGAAGAGCAACATAATATACACAGACGGATTGACACCAATGCAAATTAGCGCTATTTTGAATAATGTCGAAGGAGAAATAGTGTTTGCTGAAGATGACCTGAAGAAACAAGATAGACAGACTGACATGACTTTGATAGATACAGAACTTGAAATTTATAAACACCTGAAAGCCGAGAGTGGCTTGATTGACCTTTGGCGGCACGTGCATATACATTGGAGAGCCAAAGGGGTCAACGTGAAGTTCGACGGTGACGCGAGTAGATTGACAGGTCAGGCTACTACATCCATCGGCAACGCTATAGTGAATTTAATCGTGAAACAACGCTTAGTGAAGAAATTGGGTAAGTCTTTAGTGTTAATGCTATTGCTTGGGGATGACAACATAATGATTTGCAAACCTCCAATTACGAAAAAGGAAATTGAGCTCAATAGCGCCAGGCATTATAACATGCAAAGTGAAGCTAGCGTGCGTGCAGACCACGGTGGTTTCTTGAGGATGCTTATTTATCGCAACAACACTGGGAGACTAGAATGTGCCCCTGATCTAGTGAGATTGCGTCGGCGGTTTGAATGTCTCAACGGAGTGAGTGAAAGCACTGATGAAAATGTAAAAATGAGAGCCATGAGTTATGCTTGTATGATAGGCAGCACACCCGAGTTAGAAAAGTTAGTGGAGCAACAGGAATGGCCTATTAAGCTCGAGAAATGGTACGATTTTCAAGCTCTGGTTACGCAACTGGCCAGAAAATATGAAACTAGTCCAGAAGATATAGAAGGCAAGTACAACAAGTTGGTTGATCTTATGACTAACCGGATAACGTTTGAGAGAACAAAGTTGATGTTTACGGAGGATAGGTGATGTGTGTGG